TGAGTTATCAAGAAACTACTCAGATGCTTCGCTTTTTATCTTGACAAATAATAACACTTCAAGTAAACTATTAACATTTAAGAATGTTTTTCCTTCATCACTAGAAAGTTTGACATTTACTGGTGTTGATAATGATATTCAATATCTCGTAGGGCAAGTTACATTTAAATACTCATACTACGATTTCGAATAATTTTTACTTGGAGTTGTTATGAATCTTGAAGAATTAATGCAGCAGTGGGAACACGACAGCAAAATTGATGATAACCATCTTGGCGAGGCATCAACAGAATCACCAAATCTACACAGCAAATACATTAATATAATGGTGTCATACAAGTTGAAGTTGACAAAGACACGTGGTGAATATAATCTACTCCGCAAGAATAAATTCCGATACTATCGTGGAGAACTGTCGAGACAAGAGTTAGAAGATCTTGGTTGGCAGCAGTGGCAGGGTGTTAAACCACTGAAGAATGAGATGGATGAATTTTTGCAGGGCGATACTGATTTGGTTCAGATGGAACAAAAAGTTGAGTATTTAAACACAATTGTTTATTTCTTAGAGGAAGTATTGAAGCAAATCCGTCAGCGTGACTGGCAAATCAGAACAGCTGTTGATTGGAAAAAGTTTCTGGTAGGAATGTAATGAAAATATATGTTGAACAAGTTGATGATGTAAATATCCGTGTTTTCTCTGAAGATGGTGTTGAAAAAGAGTTAAGTAATTTCTTCACATTCGATGTTCCTGGCGCAAAATTTATGCCAGCATATAAAGCGAGGTTGTGGGATGGAAAAATTAGACTTTACGACTTACAAAGAAAAACTCTATACGCTGGACTTAAGAACTATGTTCAGGAGTTTGCGAAAAGAAACCAATATCAGTATCAAGAACTGGCAAACGCAAGTTATTTGCCAGTGCCAGTCGCAAACTATTCCTACGAGCAAGTCGAAGGATATGCCGATTCTCTTAATCTCTCTGCTAGAGGGAAACCGATTGAGGTTCGAGACTATCAAATCGACGCAATTCAAAAATCTATAAACACAAATCGTGTGTTGTTGCTGTCTCCTACAGCATCAGGCAAATCATTAATCATCTATTCTATTATGCGCCATCACGTGAGTGAGGGTCGCAAGTGTATTCTCATCGTTCCAACAACATCGCTTGTTGAGCAGATGTACACTGACTTTGAAGATTACTCTTATGAGAATGGGTGGAAGGTTGACAAACACTGCCAAAAACTTTACTCTGGTTTCACAAAAGACTTTAGTAAAGAAGTTTTAATTACAACATGGCAATCGATATACAAGCAACCACGTGCTTGGTTTGATCAGTTTCAGGTTGTGTTTGGTGATGAGGCTCACCAATTTAAAGCCAAATCTCTTGCTACTGTTATGGAAAAAATGTCAAAGATTCCATATCGTATTGGTACAACAGGAACAATTGATAATAAACAGGTGCATCGTCTTGTTCTCGAGGGGTTGTTTGGACCAGTACACAAGGTAACAACAACCAAAGAACTGATGGATTCAGGAAGAGTCGCTCAACTAAATATTAAGTGTCTACTACTGAAATATACAGAGCAGACGTGTAAGGAACGCAAGAATAACTTATACCAAGAAGAGATGGACTTTCTTGTCTCTCACCAAAAGCGTAATCGCTTTATTAAAAATCTTGCCCAATCTCTTACTGGAAACACTCTGATATTATTTCAATATGTAGAAAAGCACGGTAAAGTGCTACATGAAATGTTTGACGATCAGAAAGAACGTGAAGTAGCAATAGTTCACGGAGATGTAGATGTTTCTATAAGGGAGCAAATCCGTAGGAAAGCAGATAAACAAGATAACATGATTATACTAGCATCCTTCGGCACATATTCAACAGGGGTGAATATCCCTTCAATCGAAAATATTATTTTCGCATCTCCAAGTAAATCAAGAATTAGAAATTTGCAATCGATCGGTCGTGGTTTGCGATTAAAAGAAGGTAAAACCACATGCACATTGTATGATGTAGCTGACGATTTGTCATATAAATCTTGGAAGAATCACACGCTAAATCATTTTCTTGAGCGTGTGAAGTTATATTCTGAAGAGAAATTTAATGTAAAAATTTCGGAGATACAACTATAATGGATTACAGAATAATCGGAAGAAACAATGGCGATAGTATGTTCTGTATTGTTTTAAAAGAAACAGAAAATGAAATTGTTGTTATGTTCCCAATGACAATAGAGAAACATGTAATGCCTATTGGACCAACATCAATTAGAGAAACATATTCTGCTTCCCAGTTGTGTCCATTTACAGAAGAAAGAGTATTTGTATTTTACAAGCCAGAGTTATTGTATATCAAACCATTAAGTAAAGAGGCAATACCATTTTACGTTGGTATGATAAATCGTCATGAAAGTCTAGAGACAATGAAGAAATACAATATAGAGGGGTTGATTGAAGAGGATAGGATTCTTCCTAATACTGAAGAAACTATGAAAAGACTTGAAGCGATAAGCCAGTTTTTATCAGAGAGTGGGGAAGAAGAAGAGGAAGAAGAAACTACTGTTGTAAGAGGAAACAAAACAGTACACTAATATCAAACTCGACATGGTTATTTTACAACCATCTAAAATTTATAGCAAATAAATTTGACACTTTTTTTGATTTGGAGTATAATGAAAGTATTATAACAATGGAGATAGTATGGCATCGGCGCATTATGTAAACAACGCAGATTTTCTAGCTGCGATAAAAGAATATAGAAAAACAGTTGAAGAAGCAGAATCCACAGGAGACGAAAAACCACGTGTTCCTGAATATATTGGGGAATGCTTACTTAAAATTGCTACGCATTTATCGTATAAGAGCAATTTTATCAACTATACGTATCGCGAAGATATGATACTTGATGGTGTTGAGAATTGTCTCCAGTATATTGATAATTTCGATCCAACCAAGTCAAGTAATCCTTTCGCATACTTCACTCAAATCATATACTATGCATTCATTCGAAAAATCCAAAAAGAAAAGAAACAAACCATAGTCAAGAATAGATTGATTATGGACATGTCATTTGATGAATTCGAATTACAAGCGCAAGACGAGGATGGTGAATTCACTAATATGATGATGGATTATTTGCGTAATAATAATGATATAGAGTATACTATGCCAAAGAAGAAAGAAAAGAAAAAGAAGAAATCTTCTCTAGACGATTTTATGGAGGATAAGGATGTATAAAGTGAGATTCTATTCTCAAAACAGCACTTCTGAACAAAAGATTCAAGAAAAATGGTTTACTGATAAAGATGAGGCATTTGCTTTCGCAAATAGTAAAGGCGAACTTGCTGTTGAAACAGAGCATTATCCTAACCTAAAAGATTACCCATTACCAGACTTGGATCTCTCATGAAAGTAGCGATTATAACTGATCAACATTTTGGTGCTCGTAATGATAGCACCATATTTTTAGATTTCTTTCAGAAATTTTATGACAATGTTTTTTTCCCTACTCTTGAAGACAATAATATTACGACTGTTCTTATACTTGGTGATACTTTTGATCGTCGTAAATATGTGAACTTTTATGCTCTTCAAAGAGCAAAGCAAATGTTCTTTGATAAACTTGCTGAAAAGAATATCTCTGTACATATGCTTGCTGGTAATCATGACACGTATTATAAAAATACTAATGATGTCAACTCACCAGATTTATTGTTGCGTGAATATGAGAATATCAATGTGATTGATACACCACAAACTATTCACCTAGATTATGGTAATACCAATGCTGACATACTTATGCTGCCATGGATATGTGCAGATAATTATGCGCAGACCATGACAGAAATAAAGAATACCAGCGCAACTTTATGCATGGGGCATTTAGAAATTGCTGGATTCGCAATGTACAGAGGAATGGAATCACATGAAGGAATGGATAAAGCGACATTTGACAAGTTTGATCTTGTTTTCTCTGGGCACTATCATCATCGTTCAGATGATGGTCACATATTCTATCTTGGTAACCCATACGAACTTACTTGGCAGGACTATAACGATCCCAGAGGATTTCACTTGTTTGATGTTAACTCAAGAAAGCTCGAGTTTATCCAAAATTCATATCGTATGTTTGAGAGAATCGAGTACGACGACAGAGGAAATACCATCGAACTCGATCCCCTTGACCTGAAGGATATGTTTGTTAAATTGGTTGTTGTCAATAAAACTGATCTAATTAAGTTTGACAAATTTACAACTAAACTGTATAATAAAGGGTGCTACGAGATTAAGATTATCGAAGATATGACTGATTTTGAAACAGGAACAATTGATGAAACTATTAATCTCGAAGATACTATGTCAGTTCTTAATAGTTACATAGATTCTGTTGAAACTGATGCTGATAAAGATAAGATTAAATCTTTGATGAAAACATTATACACCGAAGCAATTAATACGGAGGTCGTTTGATAATTACTCAAGCAAAATATAATCTTTATCATGGGGTGGTTCACGACTATATCTCAAAATATTGTATCATAAAAAAGAAGGGAATGCCTGGAAAACTACCAGGAACAACTTATAATTGGATATTCTATTTGAGGAATGGTTTGTTTAATCCAGATTTTCTGCATTGCGTAAGTGAAATGATGTTGTTTAAATTATACAAAGAACTTGGCAATTATAACTTCCAAATATGTGGCGCAGAAACTGCTGGAACACCACTAGCAGCATCAATACCATTAGTAGCAAAAGCGCATCAAATACCTATGTCTGGGTTTGTTGTTAGAAAAGAACAAAAAGAATATGGTTTAAAAAATTGGCATGAGGGAATGGCATTTAAAGATATTCCATATGTTGTTGTTGATGATCTTTGCAACTCATCAAGATCTTTGGCGCACGCTGATAATATTTGTAGAAACACACTAGGTATAGTTCCTAGTAATGTTGCTATTGTTATAGTAAATAAAGTTAATAAAAAAGTTCATTCTGAAGAAAGGGCTGTGACAGATATGTATACATCGAAAGATGTCAAAGTCCTTTCTTTGTTTGATCTCGATTCATTCGATTTATCTGACCCTTCTCACTAATGATAATATTCAAATCTATTTCTTGGAAAAACTTTCTCTCAACAGGTAATTCACCAAATAAAGTTTTGCTGAATAAAACATCAACTACTCTTATCATCGGTAAGAATGGTGAAGGAAAAAGCACAATCTTAGATGCATTGTGCTTTTCACTATTTGGTAAACCATTTAGAAACATTAATAAGCCACAGTTGATTAACAGTATCAATCAAAAGAACTGCCTAGTTGAGATTGAGTTTTCTGTATCTGGTTCTGAATATAAAGTTGTTCGTGGTATTAAACCAACTGTATTTGAAATCTATCAAAATGGTCAATTGATCAATCAAGACGCAGCATCAAGAGATTATCAAAAGATTCTTGAACAACAAATTTTAAAATTAAATTTTAAAACATTTACTCAAGTAGTTATTCTTGGTAGCGCATCGTTTGTTCCATTTATGCAGTTACCATCTCATACGCGTAGAGAAGTTATTGAAGATATTTTGGATATCCGTGTGTTTAGTGTTATGAATACGCTACTAAAAGAAAAAATGCAGGAGACAAAAGATGACATTACCGCAACTGAATCTGCGCTTGCGTTGGCACGTGAGAGGGTTGAAAATCAGCAGAGGACCATTAAAATACTGCTCGACAACAGAAAAGATGCTGTTTCAGCGTTACAAGCAAAGATTAGCGATAATGAGGTTTCTATCCAAACCACGAGCGGAGAGATTGATGTTCTTAATGAAAGCATTATCCAGCTTACACAAAGTATCTCAGATAAGAAAGACATCCTATCCCAGATCGAGAAGGCGAAAACTCTTACCAATAAGAAATCCAATAAGAATCTCGATCTGAACACAACTGTGGAGTTTTTTAAGGAAAACGAGACCTGTCCTCAGTGTGAACAAGGGATCCCACATGAGCATAAATCGCGAATAATTGAGCAAATTCAGAGAGAATTTGAGGAAAATCAGAAGAATATTGACGATCTTACAGCAGCACTAGGAAAACTAGAGGAAAGACTCGAAAAGATCAATGAAATACAAGGTTTAATTACTGATAAGAATATTGAGGTTTCAACAGCGAATCAGAAAATTACTTTGTTGAATAAAATGAATCAGGATTTGGTTAAAGAGATTCAAGAAGCACAAACTGATAACACAAATGTCAATGAGGAAAAGAATAAACTCAAAGATATGGCTAAAGATGCAATGACATTGCTTGATAGAAAAACAGAATTATCTGATTCAAGACATTACCAAGAACTAGCATCCAGTTTACTTCGTGACAATGGTATTAAAACAAAGATTATTCGTGAGTATTTACCAACCATGAATAAACTAATTAACAAATATCTACAGTCAATGGATTTCTTTGTTCATTTTGAACTTGATGAATTGTTTAATGAGGTAATTAAATCAAGATATCGCGATGAGTTTACTTATGCGAGTTTCTCAGAGGGTGAGAAAATGCGTATTGACTTGGCGATTCTATTTACATGGCGACAGATTGCTAAAATGAAAAACAGCGTCAACACCAATCTTTTGGTTCTTGATGAAATATTTGATAGTAGTCTTGATGTTGCAGGTACAGATTATTTCTTGACTCTGATGAATACTTTTGGTGAACATACCAATGTATTTGTTATCAGTCATAAGGGTGATCAACTGTTTGATAAATTCCGCAG